AAACTTGAAATAATGTGTCCAAATAAACATATGTTTGAAATGACATTTGCTAATTTTTTTCACCATAAACAAAGATGTACGATTTGTCAAAAAGACCGTTTTATATCCAAAGCAGAAAAAGAAATTGCTGAATATATAAAATCTGTTTATAAAGGAATAGTTGTTGAAAATGACAGGACACAAATAATAAATCCACAAACCGGAAAGTACCTGGAATTGGATATATGGTTACCGGAAATAAATAAGGCCATAGAATATAATGGTGAATATTGGCATAGTAATGAAAGGAAAAAGGAATTGGATTTGGTAAAAAAATTACATTGTGAAAAAACAAACATAGAATTGCTAACAATTATGGATTCAGAATGGCAGAAAAATAAGAATTTCAATAAAATAGAGGAATTCATATTCAGATTATGATTACTGAAAAAAGAAGAAATCCACTTATCGGTTCCAATAAACCAAACTGGAATATCTATGACTTGAAGGATAATCCAGAATATTGGTTGGCGGAATCATATGCAACGGAATTTGTTGATATATCTGGAATAGAAGTGATTTATTATATAAGAGATAATAATATTCCCGCTGACCCTTTATATGGTGAAACACCGACAAAAGGATTTGAAACTGGTAGAGCAACTAGAATGGTGTATGAAGTCGGTGAGATTCCCACGCTCTACAGCATGTTTGGTATGGTTGCAACAGATAATATTGTAGCACATATTCCACAATCCACATGGTTTCGGGATGTAAGTATATCCGCTTCTCCAAAACCAGGAGACTGTATTATAATTCCTTGGTATATGGAGGATTATAATAGTGAAATTTCAGCAAGGACATTTGAAATAACACACGCAGCACTTGACCAGGCTATATTCCAATTGAGAAGTTTGGTTCATGTTCTTTATTTGAGACCATACAGATTCTCCGAAGAATCTCAATCCGCAAGAGACATTTCTTCCGACCTGTCTACCTTGTTACCAGGTATATCAGCATTTGGAGATAATGAATGGGTAGAAGCAAATAGATATGATGATCCTGATGTTGATGAAAGCGTCTATGGTGGTGGGTAATGAAAAAATTAGATTATGTGGATGTGAAGAATTATATAGAATCCTTTGGATATAAATTGATGTCAAAAGAGTATGTTAGTGCAAGAACTAAATTGAATTTAATTTGTCTTGATGGTCATAGTTTTGAAGTGAGTTATGATTGTTTTAAACGTGGTACCAGATGTCCTGTTTGTGCAAGGAAAAATCTTACTGAAAAAATAAAGTTAAGTTATGATCATGTTAAAAACTATATAGAATCTTTTGAATATAAATTAATAAGTAAAAATTACTATAATAATAGAGAAAAGATTGAGATTGAATGTTCTTCCGGACATTTATACAAAGTGGTTTATGGTAGTTTCAAAAATGGTCATAGATGTCCAATTTGTACAAGGAAAATCAATTCAGATAAAAGAAAATTAACATATATATGTGTTAAAAATTACATTGAATCTTTTGATGGGTATCAATTGATAAGTAATAAATGTAATGGAAATAAAGATAAATTGCATATAATATGTCCCAAAGGTCATTTATTTAAGATGAATTTCAATAATTTCAAACAAGGTAATAGATGTGGAACCTGTAATAAGGAAAAAATTATATCAAGAGGAGAAAAAGAAATAGCAAATTATATCAAATCCATATATTCTGGAGCTATAATTGAAAATGATCGGAACCAGATTTTCAACCCAAAAACAGGAAAAATGCTTGAATTGGATATATGGTTGCCGGAATTGAATAAAGCTATTGAATATGGATCAAATTGGTGGCATAAAAATAGAAGATATACAGACAACCAAAAACAGGTCCAATGTAATGAAAAAGGAATTGATTTGTTGGTTATTGAAGATGAAATTTGGAGAAAAAACAAAGATTACAATTTGATAAATAATTTCATAGGTGAAATATAATGGCATATGGTCATAATTATTACTATTACAAATGTATAAGAAAAACAATCATCCAATTCCTTGCCTTATTTAACGGCATTGAAATTGAAAGATATGAACAGGATGGTACGGTCCGTGGTAGATATATGGTGCCATTGAAATTCGCACCAAAATCCAAAGCATATATGTGGGTAACAGACCTTGGTCGAGATGAAGAAATGTTACCCATGATGACCGTTACCATGACTGGAATTGATTTTGATATAAACCGATTAACCAACCGTAATGAGAAAATAAGGGTGGATACAGATTATAGTAACCTTACTGCCACATATGCATCAAATGCTATACCCTATAATATTTCTTTTTCACTTCAAATATATGCACTTCATATGGTGGATATTGACCAGATATATGAACAGATATTACCATATTTCACACCATATGCTTTTTTTATTGTAAATATTCCTGAGATTGGCCTCACTTTTGAAGTAAAGGTTATTTTGAATTCCTGTTCGCCGATGATGACTGACGATGCAACAGAAGAAGAAGCTAGAGTAATCAAATGGGAAACACAGTTCCAGTGTCAAATGTTCTTATTCAAACCAACATCAACTGTGGGTATTATTGGTAAATTACCCTTTGATACATCTCCTTCTGCCGCAATGCTTACAAATGAAGGAACATGGACATCTGGTGCAAGTTATGATGTAAATGATGTTGTTTATGATGAAGGTACATATTATGTTGCAGTTTCTGCAAATACATCATCCGATATAAATGAACCTGGACTTACCAGCGCTGGTGATTGGACACCAGGTACAGAATATTCTCCTGATGATGTTGTTTTGAATAATGGTACATATTATGTTGCAATATCAGCTAATGTTGCCGATGGAACAAATGAACCACCAAATTCCGAATATTGGACACCATTATCAGAAGAACCAGATTATGGTATTTGGCAGGAGATTGAACTACCACCAGCTCCTTCTGCTTGGACGAATGATGGTTGGACTGGAAGTTGGGATTCCACAACAGGTACATATACTTATGGTACATCGGCATCAAAAGGTGGTATCATAACAAGATTTTATATGAATCCTGCAGGATGGACATCAAGGGATGTTCCTCCTTCTGCTGTGGATCTTGATACAAGACCTGCTGAAACATTGGCAATACAACCTGTAATGTTATTGCCAGAAGTGGATGAAGAAGCAAAAATCCTTTTGGACTATGAGATTTTTGGAGCACAATAATGGCATTATCATCATTAGGTAAAGCTACCGCAACACAATATAAGTTTACTTTGAGCAGACTACCTGTTTCTGGTGCCGGTATTCACCAGTTGGATGTGCTGAAGATTAACCTATTTGATGTCAATGTTCCTAGTATGAGTTTGGATGTATCAGAAATGCCATGGCAGGGTATGAAAGCAAAAATGCACATGGGTGGTATAACATTTGATTCGCTAAATATCAATTATATTGTAGATTCAGAATTCAAAAATTGGAAACTGTTGTCACAATGGCTTTTGGCAATTGCTAATAACAGAAATATACCATCCAGGCCAGCTGATGAGTATATATTGGATGCTTCAATTATACTCATGGATAATTGGAATAATGTAGTAATGAGTATAATTTTCCGTAACCTTTGGATACAAAGTGTTGGTGAATTGAGGTTATCCATAAGGGATGGCGAGACAATAATTGAAAGTTCGGCTGTGTTTAATTACGATTATTATGAGATTAAGTGAAAGTTTTTTATAAATAGATATAGAAAATAAAATTTTATAAATAAAGATATGAAAGAAAATTTGCCGAGAGGCGCTGGGAGGAAATATTATGGCATTTTATTTGAGCCCACTTGTAAAAGTAAGAGAGGTTGATTTATCAAATACTGTTGCATCAGTTGCAACAGCAATTGCATGTACCGTATTGAGAAATACCTATAAAGGTCCGGAAAGAAAACAATATTATGTAACAAACGAAAGTACATTGATTAGTACATTTGGTTACCCAACGAATGTTGCTTCATGTTATCGTGATATGTTTACTGCCCTTGGATATTATGAATACGGTTCAGAATTATACTGTACAAGGGTTATGCCGGATGATGCAACATTTGCAGGAAAAGTTGCTGTAAGTGGTTCCCAGGCTACATCTGAAATTGGTGGTATAACAGATTGGATTTCGTTTGGTGTATCCGGATCAACTCCTTCAGCATATAATCTTGATGATTTGACCAGTTGGGATCCTGTATATTTTCAGGAAGATATAAATTGGTCGGATTATACAGGTGATAATTATCCTCTTGTATTTATTGCAGATTCCAGAGGAGCTTGGGGAAATAATATTCGATTAGCAATACTTGATTATTATACAGCTAATCTCCTTTCAGCAAGTGGTGGAACAATTTTGAGTTCATGGGAAACATCAGCGGCATTTAATGACCTTGATAGTCCTGTTCCTGATAATAAATCGTTTGTTGTAATTGTCGAATGCAAAGGTCAAGGCTCATCTGAATGGACAAAAGTTGAAACCTGGAATGTATCAACAGATCCAAATTCTTATGATGATATGGGAATTTCAAGATTTGTTGAGGGTGTTATCAATACGAATTCCAATTATATTAAAGTTGCATTAAATTCACTTTATAGTAATTCTGCAGTTGCTCTTTC